ACGGACGGGAGCCAAGACGGCGGGGTTCTGGTCTCGGTGGCTCTTGTGGTCCAAGCCAAACTTCAGTGCAGCTCTCAGGCAGACTGAGAAGGTCTTGGGCCGAAAAATTGTCTACGTTAAGTAATAATGGGGCTCAAGGAGATGGCCATCCCTATGCTGCTCTTTTGTATCGCTATTTTCGGTATAGCCCAGTCGGGTATTACTATTAACGCATACCTAACAACCAACAAACCAAAGGACTCGAGCTTCAAGTTTTCCATGGCAGTTATGGTGTTTTCAGTATGTCTGCTGTTCGGAAGTGGGTTCTTCGCGTACAAGGCTTTCAAGGGTGGTGCCGAAGGTGCCGGAGGTGGTGAAGCAGCGGGACCATCCGCCGAAGAGGCAGCAGCAGCCGAGGCGGCTCGTGTACTAGGCGGTGTAGAAGTCCCGACGACGGAAGAGGTGGCAAAGACCGTTCCGAACGTCAAGGCGTTTACGGCCGTTCCNNNNCTTCGTGCCGCAGAACAAGCGTTCAACACAGCTGTGGAAAAGACAAAAGCAGAGTTGAACGCACTCAAAGAGTCTGTGGCTAAACGCGCGGCGAACAAGATGGGCGCTCTTCAGCAGGCCCAAGAGCTCGCTGCGGTTGCAGGAGCAAAAGGCAATTAGACGCACCTCTTTCTACGAATCTTTTTGGGCACCTGACAAGCACGGGACTTTCGTCCGTACAATGACTTACCATCGACCCGTACTATGTAACTCCCCCTGAGAGTTACATAAAACGGACGACCTTTCATATTCTTGTATCCCGTAATCAACCACGGCAAACGGCCGATTTGACGCAGAAGTGCCTCACGGCGCGTTGGTCCCTTGGCCGCTTTGAGAAGGGCGTTACGACGCGTCGAAGGTTTCAATAGTAAATTGCGTCGAGTCACCATTTATATATAAAAATAAAAATCTTCAGGACAAGTACCACTGGATGGTCGGTCTCGGGAGCGTACCAGCTCCTTCGGACTCTTTTTATGAGTTAGATTTGTCAGTACTTGAGCGCGTGTATGACGAGTGGACCGAGACTCTCCCCCACATTAAACCATATTACGCAGTCAAGTGTAATCCGACCCCAGAGATTGTGCAAAAGCTTGCCGACCTGGGTTCGAACTTTGATTGCGCAAGTCCAGCCGAGATACAACAGGTCTTGGACTTGGGGGTTGAGCCAGAGCGAATTCTTTATGCAAATCCGTGCAAACGGAATGAAGACATCGTCTTCGCCAGGGTTTGTGGAGTTTCCACAACCACTTTTGATTCTGAGTGTGAACTGCGTAAGATGTCTACATTTTACCCAGAATGTAAACTTATTTTGAGAATTCGGGCCGATGACCCGAAAGCTCGCTGCCCTCTCGGCAATAAATACGGGGCGGAAGAACGCGACTGGGACGTTCTTTTGTTTACGGCTCGATCACTCGGTCTTGATATTGTTGGAATCTCTTTCCACGTCGGGTCGTATGCGTCGAGTCCAAAAGTTTTTAGTCTGGCCTTGGCCAAGGCGAAAAAAGCTTTGCGACTTGCGAAACAACACGGATTCAAACCAAAAATAGTAGATATAGGCGGGGGATTCTCGGAATCAACGGGACTTCCGAACATCAAGCCGATCAAGGGTGTGACCATGATTGCCGAACCTGGTCGTTTCTTCGTGGAGCGCGTGATGGAGCTTCACACGCCCGTCATAGGGACAAAAGGCTCGGGTATCACCATAGGTGAAAGTCTCTATGGTGCATTCAACTGTATACTCTTTGATCATGCCCAACCGCAGATCAAGGAGGTCATCGATGAATTTGGAAACAAAATTGAAGGGACCCATGTGGCCCGCACAATCTTCGGGTGTACGTGTGACGGTGGAGACATTATTTACAAGGAACTAGAGGTTCCCGAAGGAACCGACTTGGGGTCCTGGCTCGTCTGGGAAAACATGGGGGCTTACACGTGTGCCGCCACCACTCGGTTCAACGGGATACCATTCAACGAGCGGCCAATAGTTGTAAGGCCGTAACGCTGTATCCACCTATGAGACCCACGGCGTTTGTCATGACCGAGTCAGAGACCCACCGAAGGCCTCGACAGGTTGGTGAATTCCAACTGAAAATTGAGTTCCAAAACCCAGCACACTGCGTGAAGTACATGTATTCGGACATGCACCTCACGACGTGAGACCCAACGATAACAGAAAGGACTTTGAGCCACATAAGGAAACAGGGCGTGTACACTTTAAATGAAAGACGAGATTATCGGACTTGCGTACTTTACTATCATATTCACAACTCTTCTCATGTTGACGGGTGCTTGTCTCATGCGTCGAATCGATTCATTGGCTCATGCAATTGACGCCGCAGATAAGAAATACATTGACTAACCAAAGTATGGTCGAGACACTTGGGCTCGTGTCAGGAGCCCTGAGTGCTCTTTCAATTTTGCCTCAAATTTACAAAAATATACGTTCAGGCTCCTCGACAGATATAAGCACACAGACCATCGTATGTGCTTACGTAGCTCTGGGTATCGGGACCATTTATGGCTTTATGATAGATCATGTCGCCGTGTACGTAAGTGACTTGACGATACTGGGGTTTTACGTGGTACTCCACGGGGTCAAGATTTGGAACGACCGGCGGGCGGACACACTTAGAAAGTGTGTCCTCTACACCCCAAGCACACCTCCGTGGCCTCCTGACCATCTTCAACAAGATGGCTACAGTCAAGTTTGCGACAATCCCCCTCAAGTACGCCCCCAAGCGTAAGATGGTTGACTTTGCCCTGCCTCAGTGGCGGAACAGGTTCGGAGAGTTTACGGACCAAGACCTCTCGAGCTTTATCAATAACTTGTACCAAGACAAGGTGTTCAAGACGCAAAAGGAATTCAACGAGGCGTACGATAATCGCCTCCTTGAATTGCTCAACTGGGACAACAAGCCTATGGTGCTTGAGCGTGAGGACATCCAGAGCCTTGAGGAGACGCACAAGAACGGTGGGTTCGACTTTATCGAACCCGTGAAACTCGACAAGCTCTTGATCAAGATGAAGGCGTTCCTGGAGACGGGGGAGAAGGTGATATTTGTGTACTAGAACCGACCGCGGCGCGGTCGTGACCCAGACCCACGGCGCAGCCGTAACAGACCTTTCAAAAAGGAGCCTACGGCTCCGTATCTTTTTTTCAAAGTCTATATAAATGAAAACGGTCATAATCGTACTGGCCCTTCTGATCATTCTTGTCCTTGTCACCCGTCGGTCTCCAAGCGCCAAGTCAGCTTCGTGCCCCACAGGCTACGTCCCGTCCCCAGTCAACAGCACGTGGGCCGGTTGGCAGTACAACTGCCTTCCAGACGGTATCGACTCGTCTCTCGTGGGTATTCCCTCAGACACGTACGTGCGTCCCATCACGACCATCTACGCGCCCATGATCAGCAACACGGGCCGGGCCCAGAGCCTGCGTATGGGCACACCTGCCCGGACCCTTGAGTTCCCTCCTCAGCACGACCGGGGCCTTTTTCCTCCGCAATAAGTAAATATGAAGACCGCGTGGATCATTTTGGCCGTGCTTATCGCCCTCGTTTTCTTTATGATGCGCCCCAAGTCTTACGTGCCACCCAAGTACATCGATGAGGCCTTTATCGGCATTTGCCCTCCAGGCCAGATGCCTGCGTCATACACAGCTGCTGGTGGTGCGTGCGTTCCGTACAAGTTTTAGGTGCGTAGACAACTTCTCTGTAGGTCAGCAAACTCTGAGGACAACTGAAGATGCCACGGGTACAAAACAAAAATTTGAAAACAGAGCGCAAAAGCCCCTATACATGTGCTTACGACCGGAACCCATTTCAATGGGTTCGGACTCGGAGGTTGAGGAATCAGAGACTCGGAGTCCATTGTGATTTCGAGAGAAAAAATATGGGTTCAGAATAAGATGCCTGTGACAAACGTCAATAGGCTAGCTCGGGAAATTGAAGAGGCACAAGCAAAGCTCAAAATATTCCATAATAAACCACGTAGTATATATGGCTCTACTCTGAAGGATACAATAGCTCAGCGGAATGAGTACCAAAAAGCTGTTCAAAAGGTCATAAATTTGACAGAAAAACTCAAGACGATGAATCAGGGTGCTCTTCAGGTTCAACTTGCGAAGATTGAGAACAGACGCAAGAATATCCGCAAAAACCTCAATAAAATTATGGAAGGGTACGGAATTGGAAAAAACGAATTAATACAGAACGTGTTTGGCGAATACTCCCATTGGTACTTGAGGCAGGACATGAATGACCCCAAGAAGCAAGCAAATAAGATTAGAAATCTCGAGGCCAAAATAGAAAGGCTACCGACCGCCACAAATTACAATAGACGCAAAAAGGCTGTTGCGAAACTTGCGATACAGCAAGCAAAGATAGGAATAAACGAGAGGGCTCTCAAGAAGGCTGTCAACCTGCGTAAGAAACACCTTGGCCCTGATAAGCCGGCTCGGAACAAGTTTCGGTCCATAGTGAAACAGAGAGTTCTTCGGAATAATATCAGGTTGGGACCAAGTGGTACTCTAACTCTCGAGCCTCGGCGAAGGTTCCCAGGGTTCAAGGAACCAACTCTCGAAAACCTGGCTAGGTGCGAGCGTGAAAAGAACCGACTACTGCTTAATATAAAGACTCTCCAGAACGCCCTGGCGCGTCGAAATAATAATAACAGACATAATTAGATGACCCCTCGTCGGCCGCGGCACATCACATTGAGCCGGAGCGGTCGCGCATGGCCCGAGAGGTACTTTGCCGGTCTGAGCTCGGCAATGCGTCGAACGCGCGAACGTGAGCTCTTGAAACGGAGGCGGACACCCTATTCCAAACTGAAGCTCGGTAAATCGAACGTGGGTGGGACGAAACGCAAGTCCAAGTGGACCCAGTTGTTTCACAAGACGTACCCGAACCTCAAGTTTAATAAGAATGCTATCGCGCGTCGAACGGGAATAAGTCGCTCGACGCTCAACACGGTCTACAACAGAGGACTCAAGGCGTGGAAGACGGGTGGGTCACGCCCAGGCACTACAGCAACGCAGTGGGCTGTGGCGCGTACGTACAAGTACGTCCTGGTCACGAAAGGGAAGGCCCCGAAGGCTTGGTACGCGACGAAATTTGACCCGGATAACAACTTGCGAGGAACCAGCCGACGCTAACTCCCGCGCCAGCAAGACCCGCGAGGCTTATGGTACTCAGAGCTATGTGAACACCCCGCTATGCCGAGTTTTTTAAGCTCGCTTTCGCTTGAGAGAGAAACGCACCTTGAGACCTTTCTGGGGGGTGGCGATACGGGCCGGAGCGCTCCGGGGGCGCGAACTCCTTGGAGTTCGACGGGGACTCCTTGGAGTTCGACGGGGACTCAGGGACTTGGTTCGACGGGGCGAAAGGGAACGAGGGGACGGACGAGGGGTTCCCCGAGTCGGTGACCGGTACTGCTTCATCTCTTCCGCAACTTCTTTCCGAATCCGCGCGACACGTTTCATCATACCTGATGCCATTTTTGCAGTTGTTACGGCACGCAACATGTTTATGTTTGCGCGGGACCCGTTATACACGGGAACTTGTTTCGTTTTTCCATAGAGTGAAGCTGTAGGATATTTAAAATTAGGCTTCACGCTCTTGTACATTTTCGTCTCCGTTTTCCCAAGAGGGATACTCCGGGACCGACCGAAATCTATGGCCCACATACCCGTGATACGTCCGGCCGAGTCGGTACTGACTATGATATTTTCATCGTGTAGGTTCCCGTGGGACACGCCACGCAAGTGCATCTCCTTGACGAGGTATGCCACGCGACGCGCAATGTTCTTCTTGTTTGCACCCGGGTGTTTTGAAATATAGGTACGTAGCGTCGTAGATGACGCATTTCCGACCCGGCCCATAAGGAACACGGTCAAGGTGTCTGAATTATTGTACGCGTTTGGAAACATCTCATTTCGAAGCTCTTCTGAGAGGTTCTCGTTTATATTGATAGTGTGTCCGTTCCCCTTTTTGAATCGCGGGACCACAAAGGTCCCCTGAAGCTTCTGAAGTGACGCGTACTCCTGGGGCGCATAGTCGTAAATGAATTTCATGAGTCGACCGTTATTCGTCGTGTATACGCGACCGTTCACGCCACCTCCAAAGAACTTTATGGGTTTCGGCCAACTGGGATCAATGTTGTGAGCGATCTTTTGGGCAAGTCGCGTGTTGGACATTGTTCCTGATATAGGTCAAGAAACTTTACGGAGTGAGTCACGATGTGACTCGGTCACGAATCCTCTCTCCTCCCCATAAAGTAGTCGTCCAGATACTTTTCGAACCTCCGACCCTTTGAGGTCAACTGAACCAGACCTTCATCAGTGTACCCTATATCCTCAAAAGGGTCAAACGAATTTTGAACTAAAATGTCCCACCGTTCCCTGTATTTGCGATCGGTAAAGGACCCGTGCCAATAGTGTATGATGGTTCCATCGACCCACGAAACCTTAAAGTTCTTGAGACCCCGCTCGTAGAGTTTGAGCATCATTTTATAGTTTTCGTGGATGGTTCCGGGACACGAGGTTTGGCCTAGACCCGCTAGACTCATGGCCAAGTGTCTGTCACCTGAGCCGAGGATGGCCCAGTCGGGTAAACCACCCATCTTCGTGAAGGCCTGACGCGTACACGCCCACGCGTACCCCGGGTGCCAAAACCCGTACTTATCTGACGCGACCCAGTCGGTTCCAGAGCCTACAAACATGTACGCGAAACTCTTGTCCACTTTGATCGCCTCCCCGTGAGGCCCGAGGTTCACGGCCGTACGCCACAACTGAACCACGTCAGCACGCTGAAGACCCCGTATGGTTTCTTGGACCCAATTTTGGTTCAAAAATTCGAGGTCTGCGTCTATCCACGCCACGTACTTCCAATCCTTGGGAAGAGCCTTGACACCCAAGTTTATCAGATTCTCCTTGAGCCATACGCGACTATCGCTCGTGAGTCGTATGTGCTCGTGGACTTGAAGCGGGCCGAGCGCGGCGGGACCCATAGCCTCTACGACCACGAGACGGAGCCCTGGGGTCTTGACGTACCGCTCGACAAACTGGATAAAGAGGTCTCGACGACGCTTGAACCCGCAAAAGTTGAAGTATGGAAGGACTACATACAAATTCTCTGGTCGCTGTCTTATCAGACAGTTCATGTCACCCTATAATAAACTCAGGATTTTGTCCGAACAAGAACCGCGTACCGAGCAAAACTGGCGTGTCTGTGTACACGTACACAGCGGTTCGAGTCCTCCACGTGGTCCGAACCCGTCCATCTTCTGTATACGTCCAGTACTCACCATCAAATTCGAGCCCTTCGTGAACTTCAAAATGATAGTCGTCGGGTCTGGCATAGAAATACAGAGCCTTTTTGGTGTGCGGGTCATACCTCCATATACAGGGGGGACCGAGTCTTAGACTCGGTCCCCTAATTTTGTTATAAATTCCGAGCGCCCTCCGTGTGTCTATATCCGCGTGGAGGGCGATCCGTTCAAGGATACGTGGATTCATTTGTGAATCAAGGGAGTGGCTCTTCTAAGTCGCACAAGCGCCGAATCTCCTCGGGGGCTCGACCCTTGAGCGCCTCGGCAAAGGATTCACACCCCTTATCAAGGAGTTTCTCATAGCCCAAGTAATCGGCCGCAAGCATCAAGGGGAAGGCGTCACGGGGTTCCTGAAACACAGGCAAGGACTCAGACTCGAAGAACCGGACGACCGTCTCCATGATTTTTGAATCAATATTAGGCAAAGGGACCCAGGTATCGTCCGTACAATCCGTCATTTCGCAGACCATCTTGAGAGTACTACACTCGTCCACGAGACCTTGTGGAATCGCGTGGACGTGTCCGTCATTCAGTTGGACCTTTGCCATTACTATCTATACAACGCTTGTTTTTAAGGTTCCTCCTCTTCCTCTTCTCCGGGTATCTTTTTAGTTATGATCTGGGTTATGAGAGAATGTGGCATTTCGTCAGCTTGTTGGGCCACAGCATCTATATCCTTTTGAATCTCCTCAACAAGCTTTGTAAAGACGGTCGAATTGACTTCGGTCGCAGAACTCTTTATGTAAATGACGGTGTTTTCTATTTTTCGGTGGAGACGTCCCCACGACTTGGCCATGAGCTTTGCATTCTCGGCGCGTTCAGAGTAGGAACAGTAACGCTGCATAGAGCTAAGGATGGCCGAGAGACCCCCGAGGGCCGTCGTGGCTGTTGTTATTTTCACATTTTGTCCTGAAAATTGATAAGCCGATACGACACCAGTCGCGCTACTCACGACAAGTAAAGGGATGGATATATAATTGTGGCGTCTTTTCATCGTCGCATAGTGGTTCCAGTACCCTACGCGTTTCGCTTGACACTCTTCGTGCCTCTTTTCCAAGTGCGTTATAAGCTTATCGGTTATGTCACTTTTGAGCTTGGGTACAGAGATCATGATATCCGCAACCGGGTACGTATTCATCTAATTTTACAAAAGAAATTTATCAAAACGTATCGAACAGATCGTCAAAGTCCAGGTCATACTCTACGGGTCGGATGCGCTCCGCCCACAACTCACGAAACAGATCCTTCTCCTCCTTTTTCATTTGTTTTTGAATCTTCCAAATCTTCTTGAGTCTCTGAGTTCTGGTTTTCTCCTTTGGAACCTTGGGAGGTGGAGGAACGCACAGAAGGACCAACATTTCTTTGGTGTTATAAAGGCTCTGGTCCTTATTTGAGGAATGGAAGGTTGGATCGCAGTCACACGGTCGACGACGCTCGGGACCCAACCCCGCCGAGTCACGCTCAATGATAAGAACTATGTTGTTTGGCGCAACCACAAGAACGACGTAAAATTGATTCCAGATGCGTGTCGCCACCGAGGCGCGTCCTTGAGTCTCGGCAAAGTCCTTCCGGACGGGTACATCGAGTGTCCGTACCACGGGTGGAAATATACTGAGAAAAAGCTGTGTCGCCCGTGGACCGAGTGTGCTGACCAACTCCAGATAGATTTCGATAAGAGGGACCAAGACGGTCTTTTGTGGATTCGCCCCAAAGGCTTGGAGGGCCCGGACCCGCCCGAGGTTCCACACATGACCGAACCGGGGTTCAATACCATGTGGTTCGAGACGACCATCGAACAGTCGGCTCAAATGATCATCGAGAATGGGATCGACCCATGTCATGCTTCGTGGGTCCATGCCAACCCTTTTGGGTTTGGGACGGCCGGTGAGAAACCCACAAACGTTCGCCCCAAGGGCCATACCATCGAGTTTGATTACGTACCGAACCGCGATGCCCTTTCGACCAAACTCTTTGGTTTGAGTACGACACACAATTTCCACGCCTTTGTCCTTCCGTATACGACGTGGAGTGATGTGGTGGTCCACGGCGACAAGGTGCTGATGACCTACGTGACTCTGTGCCCTCTGAGCGATACGCGAACCAAGATGTTTGTTGGCTTCAGTCAGAACTTTGGCGTCCCGTCGTCGCTCTTCGTCCTCATGGGCAAAGCGATCGTCGAACAGGACCGCGTCATTCTGGAAAACCTAGACTCGAGCTTTCGATTCAAGGGTATGAACGGAGAGCACGACGAGCTTGTTATCGCTTATAGAGAGGCACTTCACAATTTGATTTTCAAGTAAGGAAAAAAGGACCTTATAGTATAATGTCGACCCTGACCCTGTTTGTGACCCCTGAATTGTGCAAAAAGTGTATTCACTATAACGCCAAGGAAAAGACCTGCGTGCGCTCCATCGTCGCCAAGTCAAAGTCCGAGGTGTTTTACGATTACGCCAAGGCTGTTCGGTACGACCCAAAGAGGTGTGGACCCGATGCGAAATGGTTTCAGGAAGCTGAGCCTTAGACCTTGTTCAGCCAATTGTTCCCGTACTGTTTCATCATTGTGCGCACGCGCGCCGGGCTAAACACTGTACGAGCCAGTGTGTTTGGTGATGCGCGTCTGCGTGCGATACTTTTCTTACGGTAGTTTTCCGCTTTTCGTTTTCTCGTAGTTTCTAACCATTTCGTGGCAGCACGAGAAGTTTTCAAGGCGTTCCCAGTCAATACATGAAATATTCCATTGTAAGGCGCATTTCCTCTCTGACTTCTGAACTTTGGATTCGCGCCCGCTTTCAAGAGTTCATGAACAACGCGAGGGTGTCCATAACGAGAGGCTATAAGAAGTGGTGTCTGACCATGATTAGAACGAGGATTGACACGCGCCCCGCGCCGAAGAAGTTCCTGAACGACATTCAAGCGTCCAGAAAAAGCAGCCCAGTGAAATGGTGTCCAGCCATGACCATCACGAGTATTCACAGGGACGCCCTGGTTCAAAAGCGTCCTGACGCGATTCAAATTTCCTGTACGAGCCGCGTTGTGAATGCTCATCTTTACTTTATTGGAGATTTTTTTTTGAGTCCTGCGTTGGACAAAATTCGGCGTTTGATATTCAAAGGAAGAGGACTCATTGCTACGAGAGAGGCTACTTTTTGACGGTCAGGAACCGAGCGACCGCGCCAAGAGACAAAGTTCCCAGATGGAACCAATCTGAGGACACCACAAGGTGGGGTCCTTGTGATCCGTAAAATGTACACACTTCCAGTTTGTCAAGTACCTCGCCGTTCCGAGGTTCTTGAGAGAGTCATCGACCATGACGTTCAAATGGTCAAAGGGAAAGACGTAGGCCTCGACCTCGGGTTTCAGAGGAGAATCACAAGGGTTCCCAGGACACTTGATACCGATATTGTCCCCGATGGCTAGACCGACCTTCGAGGCCCAGACCCATGGAGCATTCGTAAAAAGGGACACGTTCCAGCCCTCCTTGGTCAACTCGTGAATCTGCGCCGCATCGTACTGGAACTCGGGCGTATCGATAACCTCTGCAAGGTGACGCAAAAGAGGCTTATCATAGACTTTTTGGTTAAAATCACTCACGTCCACCTTGAAAACCTTTTGAAGCCCACGAGCCGTGTGACCCTGCGCCAAGTACAAGACGTGGTTGGTCGCATGCGGGTCTTTACACTCTGGAAGTTTTGCCCGAACGTACTTGACGCAATTGTGTTGAACGTGGTCCAAAAGCTCCTTGTCTCGAATCAAGACGCCATCGATATCAAGACGAAGCGACTTCATTGGTTCAAGTACAAGGAATAGCTCTAACTGCAAATTGACTTAGGTTATTCTCTGTGAACCAACGAAGCCAAGTGTCACTTTCCTGTGAATTCAAAGTGTTCAAAACGTGCTCTTCGTCTTCTGGGTTTTTGAGCGTGTAAAAATAGATAGAATCATCACCGAGCATACCCGGTTCGAAAACCACGGCAAAGGTTCTCAACTTGTCCGTCGCCGAAGACACGTGTTTCATAGCGATGCGTCTCTGGTTCCTCCACGCTTCTATGCTAGCACCGACCTGTTCTGGGTCGTACCAGTACTTGATCGGGCCGCCAAGGGTTCGAGGTCCCGTTATGTTTGCACCCTTCCAATACGGTAAATACCCTTCGCGCTCTTCAGTCAGCAAATGTTCCTTGAATTTTGCAGAAGGTTTGTATCCCGTGATACACTTGTCTATGTAATCATCGATTGTCTTTGGGTACTGACTCATTTTGAGGAACAATTCAGTGTCTTTCGTTCCAAGAGTCGGAAAGGCGTAGTAAGGCGCTTTGATATACGAGTACGGAACGAGCGCCTTGGTCCCTTCGAGCGTCTCGAGGGTACTCTCGAGGGACAAGGCGACCGTCTCAGGTCGTGGGCCGCGTCGGGCTACAAAGAGGAGACAAGCCGTCCCAGAAACTTCCGGAAAGATATTAGTCGTTTCCTTTTTGCTGAACGTGTGAATCGAATGGACGGGAAAGGATTCGTACATGATGTGTCGGGTCACAGCCTGTTGCGCGTTCCCCATAAACGTCTTGGGGACGACAAACCGAATCTCCTTACGGGCCAACTTGACCGCCTTTTGAATGAAAACATCAAAGAGGTTTATGAGTTGACAATCCAGAGACCTTTTGAACTCCCCATTCGGTTTATGGTGCTCGTCCAAAAGGTACTTGGCAAACGCCTTGATACGTGCATTCTCTTCGGGGGACGAGCCTGGTCGCGCGATGATTTGGGCCCACGGAGGGTTGCCTATGACCACGTCAAACTGCTTGTCTGTCCAGTCAAATGTCCAGACCGAGTCGCCAACCCATAGGTGGCCCCGTAGGCCCGAGAGGTCCTGGCCCGGCGCAAGTTCAGCAAGGGCTCTGAAGCCCGCCTCGACGGCATCAGGGTTCAGGTCTATGCCGTAGACACACTCGTTCAGGTACTTGAGGAACGAATTTTGATCCAAAATTGTTTGAAAATGTTTTGCAGCGCCGACGAGAAAGGCCCCAGACCCCATGGACGGGTCGATAATGGTTTCGTCGGGCTTGAGGTCTTTGACAACATGATTCACAAATTTCTCGGGCGTATAGAACACCCCGCGAGATTTGCGGTTCTCCATATGATATTTAGGTCTTAATTCTCTAAAGCCTTTTTCGCACGCATGTACGCTCTGTAAGCCTGTTGGCGCCGAAACCATTCGAGGTACGCCTCCATATTTACTTATTTAAAGGTTGCCATCTTTTAAATGCTACAATGGCGCTCACTATTACTAAGCTTGTTCCAACTGCCCAGCTCCCTGTCCGAAGCTCAAGTGACGCAGCTGGGTATGACCTCTTCAGCACTGATAGCTACGTCGTTCTCCCAGGTCGCCGCGTGGTCGTCTCCACCGGTATATCAGTTCAGCTCCCGCCAGGAACATATGGACGTATTGCACCTCGCTCTGGACTGGCCGTGAAGCACGGTCTGGACACTCTTGCGGGTGTGATTGATCCGGACTATACGGGTGAGGTCAAGGTGGTTCTGCAGAACCTCGATATGAATCAACCCTTTGTGATTCGTCCAGGGTACCGTATCGCACAGTTGATCCTCGAGAATTACACGGTGGCTGACGTGGTGGAGAAGCCCACTGAGTTTACTGCGCTCACCACGGAGCGTGGCGCGTCCGGGTTCGGTTCCACAGGTCTGTGAATCACCTCTTAAGGGTATAAAACGTTAAAACAATATGGAGCCCTTTCAAGCCATTGCTTGGGAGGGACAAGACATAGATGACCAGTTCACCATTCGCATATTCGGTCGAAACGCGAATGGTCAGTCGGTTTCTCTTGGAACACCGTTCCAACCTTACTTTTTCATAAAACCCAAAAAGATGACACAAGACGCCTTGAGTTTCGTCAAGACAAAGTGTTGGAAAGCCGAACACAAACGCGCCAAGGACTTGTGGGGTTTTCAAAACGGGGAACTCTCGGACTTTATTCAGGTCACGTTCAAGAGCCACAAACACCTTCGAGGCCTCGCGTACTCGGTCGAAAACAACAAATGGCCTGAGCTCTCAGGCGCAAAAGTGTACGAGTCGAATATCGACCCAGTTCTGCGGTTTATGCACGTATCTGGGTGTTCCTCGACCGGGTGGATAGACCCTGGTCTATGTGAGCCCGATATCAAGACGTCGTGTGATATCAATCTGTGGTCACCCAACTGGCGGTTTATTCAACCCGTGAGCCGTGACGATATTGCACCCTTTCGAATCATGTCGTTCGATATCGAGTGTTATTCCTCGACGGGCGCGTTCCCAGACCCTCGGAACCCACAAGACGTCGTGTTTCAGATCGGTATGACCACAAAGGAGTTTGGGCGAGACGGATGGTTCGACAGAAAGTGTTTGTGCCTCAAAAAGACCGTGGGTCAAGACCTCGAGTCCTTCGAGACTGAGCGCGAGCTTTTGGACGCGTTTCAAAAGTATCTGGTCAAGGTGGACCCGGACATTATCACGGGTTGGAACATCTTCGGGTTTGACTTGGAGTTTCTACACGTTCGGGCGGTACTCAGGGGCGCAAGTACCGTATGGGGCCGTGTCAAAGATGATCCGGTCGAAAAGGTCGTGGAAAAGAATCTTTCGAGTTCGGCTCTAGGCAACAACCTGCTGAAGATGACCCCTATGAAGGGTCGGTACGTATTTGACCTGTTTCAGGATGTTAAGCGCGAACACAAACTCGAGTCCTATTCCTTGAACAACGTCTCCAAACATTTCCTCAAGGACCAAAAGAACGATATGCCCGTCAAGGAAATCTTCGGGCGGTACGCCGAGGGTGACCCGGAGCGGCTCGGTGAGGTTGCCGCGTACTGTATCCAGGATACGGTCTTACCGCACAAACTCTTAGCCAAACTTTGTCAGATCCAGAATCAGATTGAGATGGCCAAAGCCTGTTGGGTTCCTCTCTCATTCCTCAGCGAACGGGGTCAACAAATCAAGGTGTTTAGCCAAATGGCGAAGAAAGCTCGGGAACTCGGATTTATTATTCCGACGTTTAGGCGACCCCAAAACGACTCTGCTGACGCAGAGGACGGGTACCAAGGTGCAACCGTACTCGAGGCTCAGACGGGCGCCTACTACGGGCCAATCACGGCCCTAGACTTTGCGTCTCTGTACCCGTCCATCATGTGTGCGCACAACCTGTGTTATTCGACCCTAGTCATGGACCCGAAGTACGACAACTTGCCCGGTGTCGAGTATGAGACGTACGGGCCGCACAAGTTTGCGCAGTCGGGAAGTGACGGCAAGCCTGTCACTTCCCTCCTTCCAGTCATCTTGACAGACCTCAAAACCTTTCGTAAAAAAGCCAAGAAACTGATGGCTCAACACGAGGGAACGCCTATGGAAGCCATCTATAACGGCCAGCAGCTCGCATACAAGGTCAGTATGAATTCCATCTACGGGTTCACGGGCGCCTCCAAGGGGATGTTGCCTCTGGTGGCTATCGCCTCGACCGTGACTATGCGTGGTCGCCAGATGATCGAAACGACCAAGAATTACGTGGAGGCTCACTTCCCCGGTGCAAAGGTGCGGTACGGGGACACGGACTCCGTGATGGTCGAGTTCGACGTTCAGGGCCGCAAAGGCCAAGAGGCAATCGACTACTCATGGCAACTAGGCGAACAGGCGGCCGAACAGTGTACGAAGCTTTTCAAAGCGCCGAACGACCTTGAGCTTGAGAAGGTTTATTGTCCGTACTTTTTGTACAGCAAGAAGCGCTACGCGGCAAAAATGTGGGAAGGCAAGACCAGTCCCGACGGGACTGTGAATGTAGTCTTCAAAAAGATTGACGTCAAGGGCCTCCAGGTGGTTCGAAGGGACTCGTGTCCGTACGTGCGTGAGACTCTCAAGTCGCTCTTGGATATGGTGCTCGAGTCGAGCGACCCGACACCCGTTATCGAGTTTGCGCGCGACGCGGCTCGGAAGCTCATGGCTGGTGACGTGCCTACAGACAAGCTCTTGATGAGTAAGCAACTCGCGTCGGACTACAAGGTGCCTCAGCCTCACGTCACGGTCCGAGACAAGATGCGAGCCCGCGCGCCAGGCTCCGAACCGCAACAGGGCGACCGCGTGTCCTTTGTGATCATCAAGGGTGACGGCAAGATGTTCGAAAAGGCCGAGGATCCCGTGTGGGCCCGAGACAACAAAGTCCCGCTCGACTACCAGTACTATTTCACAAACCAGTTCAAAAAGCCCGTACAGGACCTTCTGGAACCTCTGGTCAGCGCCGACTTGATCTTTGACAAAAAGTTTATGGTCAAGACGTCGAGTTCTGCCGAGGTGGAGGCGCGGAAAGCCTTCCTGGCCCGGTTCTCAAAGCCCTTAAAAGCTCCGAACGTATAGTAGGTATGGAGCGATGTGAACATCGCGACTCAGAAACACAGGCTTATCAACAACAGATTCTTCAGAACATAGAGGACGAGGTGACTCGTCGCGTCAATCTCAGGTCCAGGGCCGTCCTCGAAGAGGTTTCTCGGCTCTACGAGATTCCTATCGAGAGGCTTATCAAAGATACGGTACGGGTCGAAGACAATTTCTGTAAAGGTATTCTCAGGAGTAAACAGAGGTGCTTGAAAAAACCCAAGGAGAATGGGTACTGCGGCTTCCACCAGTGTCAATGCCCTCACTACAAACCTCCTACGCCCGAAAAGAAAGAGGAAGCCCCGGCGCCTTGGGACTGAGGAACACGTAGTGTTCTGATCCTTGTTTGCGAGCGGCAAGGCCAGTTAGAGAATTCAGACTTAAAATTGATTAATGGGAAGCAAAAGTGACCTTTTACTTTCGAGTCTTACCAAGTTTTTCGAAGTTCCCGAGAATCGCGAACAGCTCCATGACATTCTCGGTCACGGAAAAGGCCCGTCTCTCCGGAAACTCGAGTGGTTTGTGACCAACTATTCCAAGGCGAACCACGTGTCTTTCACGGCGCCGAACGGCAAGGTTTTTACGGTACACGTAGCATACAAGTCGAGCCTCGACGGGTACAGTAAAAAGCTTTTTGATCCATTTTGTCGGACCGAGCGTATAGACTTTCAGGGGTTGACCACCACGTGCGCCCAACTGAACTTTCTTCGGTGGGCAATTTCGAACGGAATTGTAGACGCGCTCCGGAAGCTTACAGAAACGGAAGGGAAGCAAATCCACCCTGAAATTGAAGCAGGCTGTACCCATAATAAAACAAGTACAAGTTGTATCCAGTGATGAGTTGATTTGTATAGGCCGGATTAAAGTTTAGCTGTATGTACGTCGTTTGTGAATTTAGCTTTGAAAAATTCAAGTACCCACCCTGATTGTACTCTTTCGGCGTCAACCCGAAAGAATACATGTAGATGTTCTTTGAAGGTATCGAAAGGTAATGCTCCATAGGCTGTTTGAACGAGTAGTACAGAGACCCCTGGAACGTACTCAAAATGTCTATGTTATTCAAGGTGATCTTGGCGTTGTTAATAACATCTACGAAGTTGGCGTTTCCCGACGGAAACTGCAACTGAATACCTGTTTGAATGTACTGGGTCGAGTATCCGTAACTGTACCGAGAGGCGTAGTACCGGCCGTCAGTAACATTCTCGTAGCTCTTGTTTCGAAAGAACCACGCAAGGACCTGTACAGGGTAGTTCGCCGTCAATTGAAGAGTCGTACTTGTGCTGTTAAAAGACAGAGCCGACTCCTTTTGGACACGATTGACAATGTACTTGAGAGGTGTGTTTTGATAGTAGAGCTTTTCTGCATTTTCTAAGAGAATTTCCTCTGTGATGAGATTCGGCCATAAAACTGTGCCTGGAGGATAGACGTCCGTGTTATTTGTCACAGGGGCATTACACCACCACGTGTTTGGTCGGAACGTGAAACGCACGTACAACCGCTGGTTCCACATGGCACAAACGGGCAAGTACGGTTTTCGAAGGCGCTCACGTCCTTTATTATTATGAGAGTGACGCCGACAAAAGAAAAACTCGAGAGGGATGGTAATCGTGCTTGATGGCACGATACTTTGAGGAGTCGTGTATGTAACTATAACGAGTCCTGAACCCCCGGAACCGGGTGTCGTTCCAAAGGCTCCTCCGCCGCCACCGCCCGTATTTGTAGTTCCTGAAATAGCCGCTGTATTTTGAGAAGAAAATCCAGTGACGTTACTTGACCCGGCACCGCCTCCACCTAAACCACCGGGAGTAGAGAGTGTACCAGTGATGGATGTGTTTGAGGCCCCACCGCCACCTCCCCCGACGTAGAAGAAACCTGTACTCGTGGAATTGCTAAAGTTTATTACATTACTCAAAGCGTAACCGTTTCCACCACTTCCAAGTGTGTACACATTTGTAAATGCGTTTGAAAGTGTATTTGTTGTAACATTTGCCTGTGAGCTCGCCCCACCGCCAGACTGGTACACTATGTTTGAAAAGTATTGATACGATGTGTTCGACGTGAATGCCGTTCCTGACGCACCACCAAGAGCTCCGCCGAACCCTCCACTTGCGTTATATGAAACTCCTGTGCCTGAAAAACTCGAAAGACCTCCGTTTATTGTTGCAGGGGTTCCCCCCGAACCAACCGTCACGCTATACGTTCCGGCTGGTAGAAACACTGAAGATTGGTTCAGGACACCACCTCCCCCACCTCCATTTCCGTTAAAGAACGTTATGGTATTACTCGAACTTGGGATAATGTTCGACCATATAGAACCTGAACCAAAAGTGGTGAAAGTTACACTCGATGACGTAAATGATGAAACATAGACGTTTGTCGTAAAAGCTGGTGTATTTGTCACTGATATAAATGCGTTTGCACCTACGTAAGCCCCTACTGTGTTTGACATTTGAACCGTAAAAATAGAAGGAACACTTAGGACTCCGCTAATATTACTTGTTATGTTCGAAGTATACGTACCACCTGCTCCCGCTCCGCCACCTCCAACGACAGTAAGGTTCACGTATGTTCCGTAATTTAAAGTGAACGAATTACTGTTTAAAAATGTATGGACAACATTACTTGAAGAGATTATTGTAGAATTACCGCCAGATCCAACATATGCGACTGGTGAAGCAGCCGACACGTTCAAGGCTGTCTGAATACCGAGTTGCTCATCCGCGTCCAGGAACATCTGGTCACGAATAACGTACCAATCATCGTACAAAGTCTCGACGATGGTCTCATTCACGAGGAGGTCAACCTGTTGCAAAAGAGCCCGACCGACGTTTGGTGTGTAACTTGCACCGTTCGGAAGAGCCGGCAAAGTCACAGAGAGGTACATGTTCGAGAGGAGATGACCCAACTCCGTCGGCCGCAACTCAATTTGAACGACCGAACCCTGATAGTAAGGGTTTGGAGGTGGGAAAGGGTACACTTTTTGGTACATGACGAAGTTTGAGTACCTTTTGAATTCTGGGTTCCACTGGGACTTGCTCATGTCGTCCGTCAAAAGGTACTTTTCCTGGGGCCCTATTGCCTGTAAAGAAAGGATAGACCCTGAACTGAACCCTTTATCCTTTTCTTCAATGTACTTGCTTTCCGGAAAAAGGCGTGTTCCGGGTTGTGGATCTTGCCATTCCACATCAGTGTTAAGTTGGCGCTGTTCCGTATAATTTCCGACGTGAACGTTCGAGTTCAACTGGACTTGTACGTTTGGTATTCCACTTTCTGTCTTTGGTGAAACATATGTTGTGAACTTTCCAGGAACAAATGAACTTGTGAACAAAGGCTCTTGTATGAGAGCGGGTACACCTTTTACATATATAGGAACTGTTGTATTTTGAGGTAAACTTCCATCAACGGGAGAAAGTGTTGCATAATTAGATTCATAATACGTCACATTCAACGGAACTTTTATTGTTGGAAGACCTGAAACAAGCCACCCTGTACTCGTCTTGTTCGGTGGAGGCGCCGTAAAAGTAAAATTAACTACGTTTTGAACAACTGAATAATATCCATATATAGGCGCCTGTATTCTCTTTGAAGCGTACTGAAGCTGGGTAGGTGGATAAAGAATAGCACCCACCGACTGTTGAGTACCCTCTATGTTTTGATCCGTGTCCGACTGAAGAGTAAAAGACCACTTGTAAGATCCATAATCTGTAGATCCTACAACGTTTGAAAACCCCGTGACTTGAATCTGACCTAAAATTCCATTAAACCCTACACCGGCCCAACCGGGACTTACAGGAATAGTGGGAACGTCAGTCGTTGCGTAAAATGTCACTTGGGTCGGACCAGTCACTTTGTAGAACCCGCTCACGTCTATTGGAAAAAGATTAATAGGGGTCTGTTGAGGGGCTGGTGTCGATGGAGGAGCGGGAACTGGAGCTGGACCAGGGCCAGGGCCTATGGTTTTATTAAAAAAGTTGAATACTGATGCTTGAATTTGTTTTTCAAGGGTAATGACGTTCTGGAACGCTTTTTGCATCTACAACTCGCCCAGATTATTCTTCCACAATTGAATCACACTCGTCGCCTTGAGTGTGTCCCGCTCCGCCTTGCGTTTTGCGACCAAGTCCTGGAGTCGCTTGACCTCTTCAGCCACGTACTGGTACGTCTTGATATCCATGAGCTTTTCCCAAATTTCATCCTTGAATTGAGCCTTGGCAAGTTGTGCTTGGACTTGGGCCAGGGGAACGTTCAGGACCTTGAGGCCTCCGTTGATCACCCCCGTGATGAATCGAGCCTTTTCACTGAGCCACTCAATTTCAGAGTCAAATTCCTTGAGAAGCCACGCCTTGCGTTTCTTGTACACCTGGAGCCGAATGTCCACGTAGTCCACCAGAATCTCCTCGGGGCTCGCGTATTTCTTGACGGAGAAGGTCGGTCGACCTTCGACCGCGGCGGAGCCGCTCGGCCCGTTGGGGCCAATCAGGTACATGTTGCTGGTGTGGACCGTCTTGGTCAGACCCAGCTCCTTCACGGCGTCTTCAATCGTGAAACTGGCCCCCCAGATATGAAAGTCTGGTTGGGTCTCCGTCGAGTGGTTTTCGTACTTTTGGATTGTTCCCTTTTCGACCAGGTCGTCCAAGTGTTCCTTGAAGTCCTGGATCCACTTGCCTGGTGGGAGTTCCGTGACGTGGAGCCGAGACCCTTCCCCAAACACGAGACCCTCGAGGACCCACGTATGGTCTTTGGTCTTGGTGACTTTGCCCCTGAACCCCTTGAAGTGTGGGACCATAGGCGCCATCGCCACCTGGTCCAAGGCGCACTGAATGTTGTGCTTGATAACCTCCACGTCATACGGAGGCACGTAACAGCTGAAGCCTGTTCCGATACCTTCGGCCCCGTTCACGAGGATCATAGGGAGCACAGGCACATAGAACTCGGGCTCGACCTGTTGACCATCATCCACCACGTATTTCAGAACAGAATTGTCGGCCGGGTGGAAGATGCGCTTGGTCACGGGGCTCAGACGCGTGAAGATGTACCTGGAGCTCGCAGCGTCCTTGCCGCCCGCCAGACGCGTCCCAAACTGGCCCGAGGGCTCGAGCAAATTGAGGTTGTTCGCACCCACAAAGTTCTGGGCCAAGTTGATGATGGTCCCTTGGAGGCTCGCCTCCCCGTGGTGGTACGCCGTCTGCTCAGCCACGTAGCCTGCAAGCTGTGCCACCTTCATGTCGCTCGTGAGCCCCTTTTTGAGGCACGCATAGATGACTTTACGCTGGGACGGCTTGAGACCGTCCGCGACGTGTGGGATGCTTCGCTTGATGTCCTCGGCGCTAAAGTTGGCCAAGTCCCGGTGGACGAAATCGGACACGGACAGCTTTGCAACCTGTCCGTAAGGCACACAGGGTGGTGGAGTCGCCATGTGTTTCGTGAGCCACTCCTTGCGGTCGTCACTCAGAGCCTTGGCGAATGCCAACATCATAGACTCATTCATGTCCTTGTCCGGTCCGAACGCCACGGTCAACTTATCAATCTGTTTGAAATACTCCTTGGCCTCGGCGCTCGTAGACGTTCCTAGACCCTTATAATACTTGACGGGACCGGGCAGACCCCCGGACCTCTGAGCCTGCGCCTCCCGGAAAGCATCCTCCGTGAAGAACCAGGTCTTCCCCGCCTTGATCACGGGCGTCACCATACTCACGATGAAACCCAGGTCAATCAATTTGGGCCAATATACGTGAAACATGTTCAGGACCAGACCCTTGATGTGGCTCCCGTCCAAGTCAGCATCAGTCATAATCATCAGGCGGCCGTACCTCAATTCTCTCAGGGAATTATAGACTTTGCCATGTTGGAGCCCGAGGATCTTTTTCAAATTGCTGAATTCTTCGTTATCAGTCACTTGCTTTACCGAAGCATCCCGAACATTGCGAGGCTTACCCCGGAGTGGAAACACGCCGAACGCGTTGCGGCCTACAACGCTCAGGCCCGCAATAGCAAGAGCCTTCGCCGAGTCACCCTCCGTAATGATAAGCGTACACTCGTGGCTCCTGTGTGTTCCGGCCCAGTTGGCATCATCCAACTTGGGAACACCAGTGATACGAGCTTTTTTAGCCCCGTCAGTCTTTTTGAGTTCCTTGTCGACCAAGGTCAGACCCTTGGAAATCAAGTCGTCCAAGACACCGGAGGCGAATACATCCTTGATGAATTTTGGTGGAAAATTGGGTGTATCGGAAATTTTTGAAGTACACTCCGCCTTGGTTTGACTACTGAACGTCGGGTTGATGACTACAGCACTGACAAAGACGAAGAGGGACGCCTTGACTTGGGCGGGCTTCAGGGTCGTACACCGCTTGTCCTTTTGGAGTTCAGCCACGAGTGTCTGTACCACCTTGTCCACGTGAGACCCACCCTTGGTCGTCGCGATCCCGTTGACCCACGAGCACTGTTGGAAACCCCCCGAAGTGGAGTGTCCTATGACCACATTCATATAGGCACCTTCCGTCCTCTTCAGGGTCGTCGACCCATAGGCCGCAAGGCCATGCATCTTCACATAGTCCTCAAGGTTTGGAACTTCGAGCAATTTTGAATTGAAATAGACCTTGGCTTTCGGACACCACAGAGCCGCGTCCCATGCGCGCTTCTCAGCCACCTTGAAAAAGTCTCCGTGTCCGCCGAACCTCTTGAGGTCAGGCGTGAACCCGACCCGAACATAGACCCCATCAGACGTGGACTCGATGATGGGCGGATCACACTTACTCATGTTGTTGTGCCACATCTGACGGTACGTCTTCTTGCCATCACTAATTACGATCCAAAATTTAGTCGAAAATACGTTCGCAAGTTTCGCGCCGTACCCGTTTCGCCCACCCGTGACTCTCTGCTCATCGTCATTATAGTTGGAACTGGTCAACAAGTGACCAAAGATGAGCTCTGGGATCCAGAGCGGGGACCCACTGGCGTCCCGCTCCCGCTCATGTTTTTTGATTGGAATAGCAACTCCCCAATTTTCGATCGAAATTGTGTTATCACACGCATCGATCAGAATCTGGGAAACCTTCTTTTGGTGCAAAGAGTACTGGTCGATGGCGTTGACCAGAACCTCGTCAAATATCTTGACTAGCCCAGGTGATACAGATAGAACAGAAGGTTCAAAAAGTCCAGCCACACGCGTCCAGTACGTTGAGGACTCGGGTGCCAGGGATCCGACGTAAGTGTCGGGTCGCTTAAGGATGTGTTCCACATGGGAAAGACGCTCATATTGCATTTACTAAACTACGTCCCGTGTCTTTAGTTGGAATGGGGCTTTGCATTTGCAACTGAATTGACAACTACGTGCGCCGTCTTGTACAGGTGATCGTAGAACCCGCCAGCCTGAAGCACGAGGTGCGCCAACGTGAATATGACTGCACTCGTTCCGATCGCGGAACCCAATGGGTCTCCGTGATTCTTGGCCACGATGATTTCACCGGCCGTCACGATGGCGACGAAAATGACCGTCTCGATAATAAGAGCCGATGAAGATCCCAAGCTCTTTAAGATACCCTGTGTGTAGTCTGGAGAGACCCGTGCGACCAAGGCCAAAACTATCGCAATAAATGCCAAAACACCCCCTGTAATCAAGATGGGTTTGCTAAATTTGGACTCTTCCTTCTGAATCTTGTCCGTCTTTTGTTCAGAGCCAAAGATGGTAAAGTACCCGGCAAACTCGCGGCACACGTGGTACAAGAAGAAGAGCATAAAGGCAAAAATAAGGTGATTGAAAAACAGATCGGTACGACCACGGGTCGCGGTGAGCCACACAGCGGCTATGGCACCGAACCCACCGGTCGCAAGGGCATCTTGCATAAACTTTGTGGGGTTCTCGGCAACGTACGAAACGTTTCCATTCATCGTTGCCAAAGCGATAAGGGCCGCAATGAGACCACCCTTTCCAAGAATGGCCATCTTTTCAAACCCACCCGTCGCCCATTCAGGCACATCTCTTGGTATCGCGTCAGGTGCTTCTGCGGCTTTTTCAAGGTGTTTTCCTATTGAAACTGCGATAAGTAACAAAATACACGCAGACATTGTTCCACCAACGCCAATACCGACATTCATCGCCTCACTCTCTTTAGCTGGAGGGGGCGCTTCCTGGGGAGCCGGGACAGAGACTGGTCCGGGACTTGGTGCAAGAGCTGCCATCTACTTTTTCACAAGAAAATAAGCAGTACCGGCCGCCAATATTGTCCATAGAACGAGGTGGTCGAGGTTATTCATAGCTTGAATCTGTTCGGGTGGTAAACGGTTAAACTCCTCCTTGTAGCCTGGAGGTTTGAAAGGAAGCCAAATGTACCGACCAAAGGGGACGAGCGTTGGCTTGAGTTTGTCTTTGCAATCGTACGAATAATCGTACCATGCGAGGGCTATGTACGGAGCCCATATGAGAAAGGCCAGGACCCAGAGATTCTTGTGTGGCAAGTACCAGTATCCACCGGCAAGAATCGCTGTAAAGATGATACACTTGATGTTCAGTGCAAACGGGTGTCCGGGAAAGAGACCGCCGGCCATTCTTATCAAGTTCGCAGAACTTATTTACGGACCAACATAAAAACTAGAGCAAGCACCAAAAGAATAATGATAAGAATTTTGAAATCAAATTGAGGGCTCGGGTCTGGATTCTTTTTCGTCCAACGTTCCATAGCCTGTTCAGGACTGAAGATTGGTTTTCCGAGACGAGCATTTACGAGGTTATGTACATGTACAGACCAACGGAACAAGACCAGTGGGTCATCAGACTCTGGAAACGGATTCTCTTTTAGGACCTCGGCAAAGTGACCGGCACACATGGGACATGGTATGACACTCGCGAATTCCTGAACAAAATTAGGTGTTATGGTTCCGGCAAGACACAGAAGGTGGAGGGTTCCCCAAAGGTTTGGGCCCCATATTTCAGGTGAAACACCCATTCTATTTTTAGTTTAGAAAAATCTTACTGAGTTGCTTCGGGCTCCTGGACGGCTTCGGGCTCGGTGTCGGGCTCGGCAGCACACTCACAGGGATCACACTCGCACTTTTCACACTCGCACTTTTTAGAGGCGTTCAGAGCCTCCTCGAGGAGGGCTGTTGCACGAGGCACGGGCACGTCGTCGTCTTCGGCCTCGTCCACCTTGACCCACTTCGTAGGCTCTCCACCCATCACGTGAACAAACTGAGCGGCAATGACCGCCTTGTCCTGAGACGTGATGGTCCCATCGGCACCAAACACAAACTCCTCGGGCTCACCACCCTCGTGAAGCAGATCCATGCGGTGGTTCACGTAGTTACCCGTCTCGACGTTCTTTATATAAGAGCCCTCGAGCGTGTACACGTTTGGGGTGGTACCAAGCTGAACACGACCGAAGATTCCAGAAGTCCAGAAGAGACCTGATGTAGGGTCCTGAAGAGTGAAAGGCATTTTAGTATTAGGTGAGGTTTTTTAGGCGTGGCCGCCACGCAGGCGGAGAACCAAATGTAAAGTCGACTCCTTATTTATGCCATAGTCCGCCATAGTCCTGTCATCCTCCAACTGCTTGCCTGCGAAAATCAGACGCTGTTGGTCCGGAGGGATGCCTTCCTTCTGTTCGACTTTCGCTTTAACATTGGCAATTGTATCAGAGCTCTCCACCTCAAGTGTGATAGTCTTTCCAGTCAAAGTTTTCACGAAGATCTGCATCTTGCTATTATGCGCTACAATTTTTTAAGTAGGCGAAGTGTTTCACACTTCGCCCCGGCCTACGTAGAAAACGTGTCCTGACCTGCCCAAGCCTCGCGCGAACCCTAGACACCCACTCCCTTCACGATGGACTCTGCCAAGTTCGAAGCCTCTATGGCCCGGTTCAAGGCGCACATGCTCGAGCTCCGCGCCAAGAGACACAAGGTCCAGCCGTATACAGAAAAGCTCAAGCCCCGTGAAGCTATGCACACGGAACAGAAAAAGGGGGCGCCAGCTCCAGCGGCTTGTCGGTGTCACGCCAAGACGCTCGAAGGGAAACAGTGTGGGTTCAAGGCGACCCACGGGGATTTTTGCAAGAAGCACGCAATAAAAACCTAGGACTCTTGTAGTATATGACAATAGGTAGAATATATAGAATATCCAACAACTTCAACACTCAGTCTTATGTAGGTCAGACCTGGAAACCTATACTCAAGAGATTTAAAGAGCACATCGTAAATGCAGGATCTCCAAAACTTCACAATTCTATTATTAAACACGGGTCATCTAATTTCAAAATAGAATTGCTATGGGAGGGTGAGTGTACTCAAGAAGAACTCGATGTCAAAGAGATTGAGTTTATAACTAAATTTGGAACTCTGAGTCCAAACGGTTACAACCTCAAGGAGGGCGGTTCGGGTGGAAAAATGAGCGTTGAGTCTCGTGAAAAAATGAGCTCTAGTCGTCTAGGTAAAGTTCAATCACCAGAAACACGAGCCAAAATTGCCACGGCGGCTTTGGGTAACACGAGGTGTGTTGGACGTGTATTATCCGAAGAAGCTAAACAACAAATAGGAGCTCGTAACTCGGGAAGCTCTAGTCATTGGTATGGAAAACGGGGTGAGAAACATCCAACATCCAGGGGAGTTGAGCAGTGGTCGAGAGACGGGGAACAACTCATCAAAACGTACGGAAGTTTAACTGAAGCGGCAAACGAGCTCGGTGCCGACCTTTCATCCCTGTCGGCGTGTTGTAGAGGAAAACGCAAAACGTGTAGAGACTACACGTGGAGATACTCTCAAATAAATTCTTGATATATTTCAATTATGGAGTGGAATTATATCTGGGCCGCTCTGGCTGTCAACTTCCTCCTCGTCTATCTCGTCCCGCGTCTGATAAAGAAACCCACGGGCGTTCAGGTCGTTGATGACGTGGTCCTGTTTTTGAATTCTCAGAAAGGGTTTTTGCTCGCATCTTCCATAGTGGTCGGTCTGGTAGTGTACTTGGCCCACTACTGGGTCGACTCGCAGGCTGGCGGTGGTGACAGCCCGAGCTCACCTGTCCGCCCCGAAAAGTTTTAAAATATTTGTTCCTACTAAGAAATGGCCACGACGAATGCGGCAATTACTCAGGCAAATAACGCGATGAGGCAGCTGAACACCGCGGCCATGGCGCAGAAACAGGCCGAGGCGGGGAACAACGTGTCTCAGAACCTCACCAAGATGAATGCCAACCTGAACAAGTCGGCTCAGGGACTCCAGAATGCGGCCAACAAGATGTACAAGATTAACCTGAAGAACATCGGGGACAAGTTTATGAATGCGTCCAAGGCGGCACAGGCGGCTGCGACTGCCAAGGCGGCTCAGAACGCGACACAGGCTATGAATCTTCTGTCCAAGGCTATGGTCAAGAATCTGAACCTTGTGAATCAGGGCAAGTCCCCAGCAAACGGGGCAGGTGTTCAGTAACTTCAGACATCAGAGCCCGTGTGTGCGCGTGGTCCCAGAAGGTGATGCGCTTTTGAAAACAGTCTCGGAGGGCCGCGACAAGATGGTCCTGCGACGGGTGACCCCACTCGAGTTCCTTGGTAAACAAGAAATCATCGAACCCGATAGGTCCCTTCGTACACGGAACGACCCAGGGCGTCTGAACGTACTCTTTGAGTCCCCCGTAATCAGTTATTATGACGGGTTTGGACCGCAAAGCAGCTTCAACGGCTCCCATTCCGACCCCCTCGGAGTGTGAGCAATTGACGTAACAATGACACGACGCGTGAACCTTTTCGAGTGCCTCGTCACTCAAAAGGCCGTTTATGACCACGACTCCGGGAAGCTTGAGAGTGACGGGCTGTTTACACGTCGCCTTGAGCACGAGACGAGCCTCGTCACCAAACCCACAACTCAAAAAGGCGTTTATGAGTCCCTGAATATTCTTGCGCGGGTCTGCGACGTTCCCGATGGTATAGAAGGTGTACGGGGGCTGCTTCCCGTGGTCCGCCTCTATCGGACACCTGTGTGGCTTCTCGGAGGCGTAGTGTCTCAAGAGCTTCCACTCGACGCTCGGAAACTGACGCTCGAGCGTGCTCCGTGCAAACTCAGAAGGGCACCAGACCGTCTTGTACCGGGCCAAGAGTCCGTAGGCCGGGTTCACGGGCTCGGTCTCACACACGGTCATATACATCATCGAGTCGCACAAGGTCGCGTACTGGTCAACAATACCAAGTTGTTGCTCGATGGGTAAAACGAATGTAAATCCATGGGAGTACCTCTGTTTCTTAGGATGTTGACCAATCTCCACGTACTCGGAGTCGTGAACGAGACTCGCATACTGCTTCGTCACTTGTCCTATACCCGCCAAAAGACTCGGGCCTATGAAGAGGAACGTCATACACTAGAAGGCCACAACTGCCTTATTTGATGAGTCAAGAGACCGACTCGAAATTCAAGTGAATTTTGGAGGAAAATTCGTATGAGGACTTCCCGGGTCTTGCGATCAGGGCCTCGACCCAAGTCTCCAAGCCACGAGAGCCACGAAGCAAGGTACGGAACCATCTGGTTTCTGTACCGAAAATAAAAACAATCTTTTCTCCTACAAAGGAAGGAATGACTATACTGAACGTATTGCTCATGACGATTGCTGAACTCTTTGGGAACGCCCATCTCAAATGGTTTGCCGAGAATGGCAAGCACCACCACTTGGGTATCGGTGTCTTGGCATGGCTCGTGGTCCTTCTGTTCCTCGTCCAGACGCTCAAGGCTCAGAGCATGATGTGGACCTGTATCATGTGGGAAGCTATGATAGTTTTGGGTGGTGCCATCACAGCTTATTTCGTCTTTGGTGAGAAATTCACACACTGGGTACAGTGGCTCGGGGTTCTCTTTGCTCTCGGGGCGGCTGTGTGCATCAACTATGAGTGTCCATCCGTAGTTAAACCTATTGACTGCTCTTAGGACAAGATGGACCCCGGCGACTGGACAAGCCCAGACGCTGAAAAGTGGCGCTTTGTTTTTCAAAGACTCGACAATTTAGAAGTGGAATTGTCGGAACTTCGGGAAGCGACGTGGCCCGTATGTCAAGGGCTCAAGGAACAAAGGTCTATTGGAACGCTCGCAGAAAAGAGGCGGTTTTTCAAATTTTTAGATTTTGATATAATACAACGTCTCGTGCGCCTCAAAGGAGAGTTCAAGGGAAGGTACCCAGCCCTAGACGTCGAAGAACTTCGACAGGTGCTGGTAGAGGAGCCTCGGGTGGTCTCGGGTGAAGAGGAGTCCGCCCATCTGTATGAAGTCCCTGTTTAATGAAAAAGTCAAACGTCTGTTCGGTCATCGAGTGATTCCGTACATCATTACAGTGCGCAAATGTCTGATGCTTATTTGCAACGTGTTTTGCGTTTCCGAAACTACTCAGGTGCCAGCCCGCGTACTGGATACATGGGAACTTCCAACGGCCGTCCCGAAGAGCGTTCGGCCCGACTCGCTTGAAGAGCTCTGCAGTCGTGATGACTGTCCCGAACCAGGGCTCGCCCGTAAATAGGTAGTCGAGTGAGTACTCGAACATCCACATGTGGACCGAATTCAAGACGTGAGGCAACTTCTCAAAAGGTACGATGCGCAGGTCCGGAATCTCATCCACGTCACTGACCATTACTATGGACTCGGCGGGGACGTCCTGGACCCCCCTGAGAATACACTCACGCTGGTACTTTTCACGCGACCATGGATTCTCGTCCTTGGGGGACTCTTCAGCCGTTACAATGATGTGCGTAATCTTTGGAAGCCACTTGGCGTACCGCTCCTTGTTCTGCTGAAAAAATAGCTCTTTCAGCCCGCCTTTATGATTCACTTCAGACTCGACAAGTACGAAACGATCTACGTACCTGTCGAGTACCTCTAAACGAAGCTCTAAAATGTCGAGCTCATTGTAAAACATAAATGTGTCGACGAGCATTATGTATATAAAGTTTTCTCACTTTAACTTTACATGAAACCTATACAGACACCAAATGGTTCCTATGAAATAGACTGGGACGATTGTTATATTCGTAATCATATGTTCTCTGGACAAGTGTACGAGGCTCACATTATTAACCACCTGAAACCTATTATCGAAGAATCTAATTTTATAGTTGATGCTGGTGCAAATATAGGGTGCCACACAATTAGTTACGCACTCTACAATCCAAATGCTCGGATATGGTCCTTTGAGCCTCAAAAAAAGTTATTTGATATTCTTGAAAGAAATATACACCGTAACAACGTGAGTGACCGCGTGACTGTATGTAACAAGGGACTAGGTCACGTGAACATGAATGTATCTCTTTCATCACTTGATAGTGTCCGTGATGATTCTCATGGGCAAGGGGGGTGGAACAAGGGCGGTCTCGGTATAGGCGTAGGTGGTGAAATGATGGAACTCGTCACAATAGATTCCCTTAACCTTCCAGGTCTTGATTTTCTGAAAATTGATGTGGAAGGGGCGGAGGGTCTCGTGATTCAGGGTGCCGCCGAAACCATCAAAAAATACAAGCCGAAAGTATTTTTTGAACATAACCATCAGCGTATAGATCCAGAACTCGTCGGACTTCCGTACGTCTCGACACCGTTTGCAGAACTCGTCAAACTTGGGTACAAATACTTTCAATATCTCGATTGGGAAAACTATATAGCATCCATGTAAGCGTTGATCCTATCAGTTCCAGATGGGTCACTCGACGAAAATCTCGTATACATATCTTGTAGACCTGCACGTATGTTCGGATCTTTTATTCCGGCAAAGTGAACACAAAAGTCTCCGGGTTTCCAATGAACTTTCTGGTCCATACGGTAATCATACGCATTCATAATATGAATGTGAGAGTGTGGAACAACCTGTATCTTACCCTTGTATTTTTCATCCTTCATGAGATGGTCCATAGCAGACTGCTCATGAAAGAGTTTCCTATCAAACCCCTGAAAATCCCATGTCTCCTTGAGAAACTGAATAGCTTCTACACAATTTCTTATAATAAAAACACCCGAGTTGAGACCCTGAAAATCTTTACCGATTAGGAGAAATTCGTGAGGCTTCATAAGTTTTATAAAATCTTCAATTTTACGTTCTTGATTCGTAATAAGCACGTCTCCATCTATCCACATGATGTAATCGTACTTTGGAAGATACTTTTGAATAAGAGGAATCTTCGCCCACTGAAGTTCACGACGTACTTCATCGAATGGAAGTTCTTCAGTAATTCTATCGTACCCGTGTTTTTGGGCATGACGTGCCTGACTCAGGGAGCATCCCACTACTGATCTTTTGTACTCGGCTCCCATGGCCAATGAACACACCGCAAACTTCATAGTTTAAAGGAAACACGTCTTTTCTTTAAACAATGAAGGCGATTGTTACTACGACTATATTTCCACCATCTGAGGCGACTCTCAAGTTTATGGACATGGAGGGCTGGACGCTTTTTGTTGCGGGCGACAAAAAGACTCCTCATGATGAGTATCTCAAGTACCCGAACATCAAGTACTTGACTCCGGAATATCAGGAAAAGACGTACCCGGAACTAAGTGAGCTCATAGGCTGGAACTGTATTCAACGGCGCAACCTGGCGTATGTCGAGGCTTACAAGCAAGGTGCTGAAATTATAGCGTCTGTCGATGATGACAACATCCCACTTGAGGGGTGGGGTCAGAATCTCATTCTCGGAAAGGAGGTTTCAGCCACAAAGTTCACCCCCTTGAAACATTCGGTGTTTGATCCTCTCAGTGCGACATCCTACAAAAACCTGTGGCATCGCGGGTATCCTATCGCTCTTCTCCAAGGGAAGAATGACCGCGCGGCGGAACCCGGCTCTATTGTAGCGGACGTTCAGGCTGATTTTTGGAATGGAGATCCCGATATCGACGCCATCTGTCGGCTTGAGCATGCGCCCGTGTGTGATTTCACACGAGACACCTTCCCTTTCTTTTCGAGTGCTCCGAGCCCATTCAATAGCCAAAATACGTTTTTTACACGCAAGTCTATTCGGGACTTTTTCCTGTTTCCGTGTGCTGGTCGAATGGATGATATATGGGGTGCGTACTATTGTCAGTCGCAGGGACACCGGGTCGTGTATTCGAGCCCTACCGTGTATCAAGCGCGTAACGAGCACGATCTCATGATTGATTTTTCAAAGGAAATTAACGGCTACCAGATGGCTCATAAGGTGGCTACGGATGCTTCAAACTTGGAGAAGTATGTACCAGAGCAATCTTGGAAGGCATTTAAAGCTTATCAGGCTTTGATGTAACATGGACGTCGTGTACAAACATAACGGCACGGGTTTTGGGAACCTTGTTATTCTCCTCGCCGATTGTCAAGACAAGTGCAGGTACATCCATGATGATGCTTTTAAATATGAACTTGGAAACTGCGTGTCCATTAGTCACTTTGAACGCGTAAACTTTGAAGGGGTTCAACCACCTGCTAACATCTACATTAACAATCATACAGTATATAATATTCACCCGCGCATGAGAAACTTCATTGCTCCAACCGAGTACATGAAAACTCTCATAGATGAAAAGAAACCTCTTCTCGAGGGTGTAACTGCGTGTGCTCACATACGAAGGGGTTCTTATACAAAGGAAATTGCACAAGGTCACGACCCCGAGTACTATTACTGTTCAGATGATGGTCTTGACTTGTTTGAAAAGGCTATCAGCAACGAAAAGGGAAAGGTTTACCTGGCGACGGACTCAAAGGATGTGAAAAAGAGAATGAAAGATAAGTTTGGTGAAAAAATAGTAACACTCGACACTGAATTTGCGTGTATTTCTACAAGACACAATGCCGATCAATACGGTCAAAAGGAACTTCAAGATGTGTACCTTGAATGGTTTCTCATAAGTATGTGTCCAAAGGTGTACGTTACGGGCGGTCGCCACGACCTTGTGGGGTTTTCTACGTTTGGCTACACGGCTGCAATTTACGGAAACAAACCTTTTGAAATTATATTCAATCCTTAGCGAAGAGTCAACATGTACATCGTCTGACGAATAAGGACGGATATGTCGTCCTGAACGCTCTTGAGGTACGAGTCCTTCGGGAGTTTCATAGCCTTGATCCGAGTCAACAAAGTTTTGAAGTACTGACGGGCCTTTTTCGGGTCTCTTAAAAAGCGTTTGTTTGTCGTTATGCGTCGGAGTCGGCCGTACTTGCCCATATAGGCTTCAGCCCACTCATCCAAGAGGGGCACGATACCCTCGTAGTAGGCCTGGAGCGCCTTGTGTTGCGCGTACGAGTTGGTCATCAGGTGGAAGGCATGGGCCTGTTCACGAGAATTCATAAGCGCACCGACGTAGCGATTCGCAGCCATCCCCTATTGAATGTAAATAAAATGTTTCCATTCAATAGGAATGTCTGGTTTTAGCGAGACAATATTTCCACCGGGCAAGTTTTTTTACAAGGGACTTGAGAATCTCTCGTGTAAAATACTTCTGAGAGACACGAGTCTGTTTTTCTTGACTGAGAAAGCCCGTGTCGCCAAGAACTATGGAAACTTGTGCAAATTTCGGGCCAAAAAGACGCTCCGTCTGTTCGACTTGACCCACGCAAACATCGAAAAGCTCTTTCGGAGCGGGTACCCGCTCTCACGGGAGACGAAGGGGCTCTTGCGCACCGTCTTGGGCACGGGCGTCACCGTCGGGGAACAGGTGGCGGCTGCTCAGGCTCTCATGGGAAAGGACGCCGGACGCCTCCCAAGACTCACAAACACGCGCAAGGGACAGCGTCTGAGCTACAAGGAACTCAACAAGCTCGTCTTTGAGTCTTTGAGTCGCAAGTTTCTGATTCCCGAAGGCTACGATGGGTACTACGCGCCGGCGAAAAAGTCAGTGTTCCACGGGGGTACGTTCCACTCTGAAATTATGCTCATCAACGCGTACCAGAGTATAGAGAACGCGGGTGGTGGCCAGCCCGCCCCGGTCGTGTCGGGGCGATCCATCACGTGGGCCCTGCCTCAACTCTTCACCGAGTACTGTAAAGGAGCAAAGAGGCTCGTGAAACCTTACGGAGGAAACATGACCATCTTTTGTACGGGTGGTATGGCAGTCCGTCTGTACTTGCAACAGAAGAAACTCAATTTACCTCCAAAAATTAGGCAAACCAAAGACTTCGACTTTACCTTTGCTGTTCCACGTCAGCTTCCGTCCCAAAAGGCCGTGGCGTCCTATGCGTACGCTATGCAAACCATAATGACCCACCACTTGACGGGTTTCATATATTGGCTCAATAAGCACTATGCGGGCGTGAACGCTCGACTCAAGGTGAACAGGTACACGAGCTCCAAGTACGACGCCCCCCGGCTCCAGGTCCCTGGAACCAAGCGTAAGGTCTATCAGGTTATCACGTACCAAATTGTCACTGGAAAGAACGACGTCACAGACTTGGTCGATACGGCTCTGGCCGTGTACCCACGCGCAAGCCGGGACATGCTCCACCTGCCCATATCGTACAAACTCGGAATACCGATCCAAAAACTCAAGTATCAAGTCAAAGACTCGTTAGCGCTTCTGTCCGGCTCGTTCCTGTACAAAGGGCTCATCTCCAAGAGGAACCCTATCAAGGGGGCTGTCAAAGAAAAGGGCCAAAAGAACACCGAGCGGGTCCTCGAACTTCTTCAAATTTCGAAACAAAATAAGACTCTCAACAACGTCCGAAGGGCTGCCGTACCCCTCTTGCGGAACGTGACGCTCGGAAACCTCAAAAGGGCCAAGGTCAACGCCAAACGAGTCAACCGAGCTATGAAAAAAATACACTAATAAGATATGAAGGAGGTTTTCCTCTTAGGGGCGGTTCTTGTTGTTTTGATGTGTGTGCTCGTGTTGCTGTCGCGCAACACTGAGCGAGGGTTCACGCACGACGATGCCTCGTGGGAACACCCTCAAATCGTCAAGGACATACTGACCCCTGATGAATGTCAATACATAATAGACAAGGCAACACCTATGTTTGCCCGAAGCACCGTCGTGGGAACTACCACTCCCGATGCCTCACGCACGAGCCAAACGGCCTGGATCTCAAAGACGGACCCGGTCGCCCAAAAGGTCTTTACAAAGGCTCTCGAACACACGGGAAAAACACTCGCCGAATGTGAAGACTTACAAGTGGTCAAGTACGAGCCTGGAACGTATTACAGAGAACATCACGACTCGTGTTGTGACGGCTCACAGGGGTGCCTCGACTTTGAAAAGGAAGGGGGTCAACGGGTTGCAACCTTACTCGTGTACTTGAACTCTGACTTTACAGATGGTGAAACACACTTTCCCAATTTGGATCTAAAATTGAAGGCGGACCCAGGGTCGGCTATTCTTTTCCGTCCTCTCGGATCAGACGAAGCCAAGTGTCACCCCAAGGCGCTTCACGCGGGTCTCCCCATCTCCTCGGGGGTAAAGTATGTGTGTAACGCTTGGGTACGTGAAAATAAATTTCGCGACTAATTTCAAATGAAATTGAACACGTGGACCGTCCTTGTAATTCTTTTTTTGCTTGCGTTTTTGTTGGCCCCTCGTGTTTCCAGCTTCCTGTACGATAGCGGCGGGGACTATAACGTTGTTTGGCCCAGGGCCTACAATAACTGGGTCAACTTGGACGGGTACATCGACGTGCCTACAGGGGCAGCGTGTTAAAAAACGTGAGGTCGCCCCGACGCGGGACACGTTTAAAAAACGTGTCTTGTCCGGCCCAAGGAGCCGAGGGTCTATGCCTAAACCAAGCAAAAGCTTCCAAAGACCTCCAAGTCGCCTCTAAGCCCCAACACACACGAGAGACCTACGGTCTCGAGTCGGGACAGAGTCCCTCCTAAACTTCGTGTGCTCCCGGGCCCAGAGACGGCTCAACAGTCACTTAAGGCACACACACTCAAGTACACTAAGGACCAAATGGCCAACTTCACCTCCGCTATCAACGCCCTGGTCGGCGAGCGCGACCGCCACTTCCTCCTGCGCGTGGCCTCTGATTTCAATCTGCCGTTCGAGCAGCTCTCCAAGTTGTATCTGGAGACGGCTGAGCAGGCCATCAAGGTGCCTCGCAAGTACACCAAGAAGCCCAAGGCGGTGGCGGTGGTGACCGAGGGCGAAGGTGCCCAGGTGCCCACTGCCGAGTCGGCAGCCCCCGCGGCACCCAAGGAGCCCAAGGCCAAGGCTGAAAAGCAAAAGTGCACGGCTTGCACCTCCAAAAAGGAGCCGTGCAAGTTCAGCGCTCTGAAGGGCGAGGTGTTCTGCAAGCGCCACCTGCGCGCCGACCAGGAGGCGAAGGGCGAGGCTCCGCCCAAGGAAAAGGCGGCAAAGAAGCCCGCGGCCAAGGCTGAGCAGCCTGTGCACACGCACGCGCTGACCGAGAATGCGCAGGGCGAGTGCGAGCTGTGCGAGTCCCACGGCAACCCCTTGGCAACCGGCGAGGGCGAGTTCGAGGTGGTGCTTGGCACGGCGGGCACGGCCCCAGTGACCATCGCTGAGCGCCTGGCGGCCATCCTGGACTCCGCCGAGGAGGACGGCGAGTCCGACTCGGACTCTGAGCAGGAGATGGGCGACCTTATGGTGGAGGAGGCGTTCGAAGATGAGTAAGCAGCGCGAGCGCGCGGTCGAGTTCAAGCTGAAGATAGTCAAAGCCGGTCGGCCAGAGTTTCCATAGTGTAATGAGCCATAAACCAGTTAGCCCAATCCAAACAACAAGCGTCTCCGTCTCCTCGTCTTCAAACGTGTAAAAAGGAGCCGCAAGCCGCCCGATAAACGACTCGCTCTTGTATATAGGGTCCATAACTTGTCCGAAAAAGGTGTCTTTCGATTCACACCCTCCTCGAACGAGCTTTTCAATCTCAGTCAACGCACACACGGACTGGTTGGTAACCCAGTGAAGCATAATAAAAGGAACAATCAGAAAGTGAATTGACAAAAAGTATTCACCACCAAAAAATGGCGCCCCAAATATGAATAACAGAACCAAAGCGTGTATAATCTGTATTATTCCTGTCAGCATTATTAAGTTTCGGATAAAAAAACGTGTTCAGTACAGCACAAGGACAGAGAGACCATGGTCTCGGACCAAACTTCGAAAATGTTCAAGCGCCCGACCATCAAGCGTGGCTTCCTGGCGCCCAAGCAATTCGTGACGGAAATTCGTCCGAATGGCACGCGGGCAAGTACGTGGGTCGAGGCGACTCCCAACCCCGTCATACCGAATGGTGCTCCGGGTCGGGTCGGCGAGATTGTAGACATGATGTACAGGGGTGAGGCCTTTGTGCGTCGCCCGCCAAAGACGCCTTGGACGCCGCCTATGGACTATGAGTTTGTGGCAAAGCACATGGCGGAGGGGGACCAAGAGGCATACCCGGCCAAGTGTCGAGAGTGGCTAGAGGCTCACCCCAAACCGGAGCCGCGGCCGGCGCCCGTTCAGACGGGACCGGAGCCTGACCGCGAACTCTTCCAGGCTCTACTCCGGAAGTATCCCGGGGCAGTTCCGCCGTTTGAAGAGCGCATCAAGGTGTACAAGGCGGCTGGCTATCCCGAGGCATTCATCAACAAGGCGATTAAGCGTCAAAAAGAGTTTGTGGAGACGGCGGCGGAGCGTCAGAAGGCTATAGACGACATATTCGGCAAGTGGCCCTCGGCAAACAAGTCGGTTCCCAAACCCAAGGGCAAGGTGATCAAGGCGGTCGTCAAAAAGCGGACTTAGAGCACTTAACCTCGTGTAATAGTAATGGACTCCGTTCCTCCAAAAAAGGTCAGATGGGCCGATGTCCCTGATGACGCCCCTTTACCCGTCTGGCCCCCACCCGAGCCCCCCGTTATCGTCTCCAAGCACGGGATCAAGGTCCTGGTCAAGGACCCGGACCGCCCCGAGGCACTTAAACAAAAACCGCCTGTAAAAAGCAAGTGATGACCTGTGTCGTCTGTTGCGAGTCATTTAACAAGTCGAACCATGCGCGCGTCAAATGTCCCTTTTGCGAGTTTGACGTGTGTACAGGCTGTTCGGAGCGTTACCTGTGCGACACGACCGAGGATGCACACTGTATGAATTGCCGAAAAGGGTGGACCCGTGAGACTCTCGTGGACAATTTCACCCAAAAATTCATTTCCCGAACCTACAAAGAGCGCCGCGAAAACCTTCTGTATGAGCGTGAAAAGAGCTTGATGCCTGCGACCCAGCCATACGTAGAGATCGAAAAGGAGATCCGGTCCATTAAACCCGATATCGAAAAGCTTGATGAAAAGATCAACGAAGAAAGCGGGAAGTATTCCAAGATTGCGAACCAACCCTTGGGTGTTTTGGCCGTGGAGCACGGTCTCTCATCAGAGTTCCGAGCATCTATCGTACGCCACAAGTTGGCGAATGATCATCTCAAAGTGATCAATCATATACGTATGGACCGAGAGCACCTCGTGTGGGTTCAAGACAGGCTCAGGGGACACTTGGACGGTGGTAGTGTCGAACAGGAAAAGCGCCAGTTTGTTCGGGCTTGTCCGTACCAAGACTGTAAGGGCTTCCTAAGTACGGCCTGGAAGTGTGGTATGTGTGAGAACTGGGCCTGCCCCGAGTGTCATGAGGTCAAGGGGCCGAACAAGGACTCGGCACATACGTGTAACCCTGACAACGTGGCGACGGCTCAGCTTCTGGCCAAGGACTCACGCAACTGCCCCAAGTGCGCCGCTATGATCTTCAAGATTAACGGGTGTGACCAGATGTACTGTACCCAGTGCCACACCGCCTTCAGTTGGCGCACGGGCCGTATCGAGAAGGGCGTGATCCATAACCCTCACTACTACGAGTATGCCCGTGCCCATGGAGGGCTGGCGCGGAACCCAGGTGACGTACCTTGTGGTGGTCTCCCGGACTATTACCATATACGTGGTCTCCTTCGAAACCTAGCTCAGAACGGTGAGGAATACGCAACGATCCTAAACGCTCACAGAGCTTGGGGTCACATGCAGTGGGTCGCGACCAGATATGAGGTGGCAAACCAGCAAAACGAAAACAGGGACCTGCGCATCAAGTTTATGATCGGAGACATACTTGAAGATGAATTCAAGAAGAAGATTCAGCAGCGCGAAAAGGCCCGTCAACGCAAGACGGATATTCACCAAGTTATCGATATGCTTCGGGCCGTGCTCTTAGACCTGTTCCAGGACTTTGCTCATACCAAAAACACCGATACTCTGTACCTGTCATTGCGTGAGCTCCAGACGCACTATAACGATACTCTTCGCAAAGTTTCAAAGCGCTACAGCAATTGTGCCGTTCCAACTCTCTATGGAAATTTCTCTGCGCCTTGAGTAGGAATGTGGCATTGGGTCGTTTTGGTCGCTCTGCTCTTCGTGTTGTTGGGTCTCCTAAGTACCCGTTCAAACTTTGAGCCGGGTATACCTAAGATTATTCACCAGACAGCCCCTGCCGACGAGTCCAAGTGGCCTAAACTCTGGAAACTTTGTCAGAAAACCTGGAAAGAAAAGTTCCCAACGTGGGAATACAGATTTTGGAACGATGATGACCTCGAAAATCTAATAAAAACAGATTACCCGTGGTTTTATGATACATACAAGGGGTACGACCAACAGATAAAAAGGGTCGATGCGGCTCGATGCTTTATCCTACACAAGTACGGGGGTATGTATGCCGATATGGACTATGAGTGCGTCAACAACTTTGAGCACTTAATTCCACCTGATAAAGTCTCTATAGCAGAGTCTCCTTACAAACACGATGGTCGGGATGATATGGAGACGCATCAGAACGCACTCATGATAAGCCCGAAAGGTCACCCGTTCTGGGAAAGAGTGTTTGAAGTCTTGGAAGAAAAGAAGAATGACGACGTTGTTGTATACGCTACAGGCCCATATGTCATTATCAAGTCAATAAAAGGACTCGAGCACCAAGTAAACACGCTTGTTTACCAGTTGTTCGCCCCTTCACATACAGAGCTCTTCAAAAGGGCTCAATTTGAAGATTATACTCAACTCCCACCCGTTGAAAACAAGAGCATATATGCTCGACACCTGGGAACAGGCGCATGGGTTTAATAAAAATACCACGTACTACCAGGAATGTGGTGGGTTATCGTCCTGCTCTTCATTGTTGTTGTCTGGCTCTTATGGTCCAGACAACAGGATCAATTTACTCTCAAAGAAATACCAAAAACAATATGGACGTATTGGGACTCCGACAACTTGCCTGAAATCGTGCAAAAGTCTATTGAAAACTGGAAAAGGTACAGCCCGGACTGGACGATAAACGTCGTCACACCATCAAACATAAAGGAGTACCTTCCTGAAATGGACTTTTCCAAGTTTAGACCAAAAGACTTTGTTCAACGCCAAGTGGATCTCATAAGACTTCATTTAGTATCAAAATATGGAGGTGTCTGGTCAGACGCATCAATAGCTGTTAGCCGTTCACATAACTGGATCATAGATGAGCAAAAGTCTCGAGGGTTCGAGTTCTTTGGATACTATAGAGAAGGGTCCACGAAGAACCAGGACTTTCCTGTTATTGAAAACTGGTTCTTTGCGGCCGTTCCAAACTCTCAATTTATGAATAAATGGAGGGACGAGTTTGAAAAGACTGGAAGGTACGGTGATGTCAAGGAGTATATAGAAGACGTGAAGAAACAGGGAGTTGATATTCAAGACATACCGGACCCTGCATACTTGACACCTTATGTATCTGCCCAAGCCGTCATGCAAACGCAGATGACACCGGACGAAATTAAGAACAAAATTCACGTCATCAAGTCCGATGATGGACCTTTCAAACACTCTACAGAAAACAACTGGGACGAGCCCAAGTCTGTCAAGTGGCTATGTGAACAACCGAAACATGAGCTCCCGGACCTCATAAAGATATACGGGAACGAAAGGAGGGCTATTGATGCAGACGAGTCACTCAAGTGCTCATACAAGATATTTGACTAGAGTCTAGAAGTTTACAAAGACGGGACGGGCGAGGTATAAAGAATACACAGCCATATATTCTATGGCTGTATCCCTTTTTTCTGGATGTGGAGGTGACACCTTGGGTCTCGAAAGGGCTGGACTAAAAGTCTTGTGCTTTTCTGAGATAAATTCAACCTTTGCTTCGAGTCATTTGAGTAACTTTCCCGAGTCTGTACACATCCCTGGTAATATCATTAATATTTCTAATGAGAAATTCAGAGAGTACCGGGGCCTGGTGAAGATTCTCTTTGCGGGTTTCCCGTGTCAAGGGTTTTCTCACGCGGGAAAGAAAAAGGTGGATGACCCGCGCAACCAGTTATACACCCAGTTTGTCCGAGCAACCTCTGAGATGCGGCCGCTCTTCATCATGGGTGAAAACGTCAAGGGGCTCGAGACGATGAAGAGTGGTCCAGAGCCGACGGACCCTCTCGTCATTGACTGTATAAAACGCGACTTTGCTGAGATTGGGTACCTTGCGACCCATCACGTGTGGGACACCACCAGCTTTGGGGTCCCACAGAAGCGCAAGCGCGTGATCATTGTCGGTTGGGACCGTGAGCGGGTCCCTCACTTTCCATCTGATTTTTGGTCTAAAATTCCTTTGGCACCAGCCATCCCCGTTATGAGGTCTTTTGTTTCCAACTCCATGGAGGGGGCGTACAGAATACCAGAGGGCTCGGTCCCTGAAGGTTTTGAAGCGTGTGCTCTGGAAGTTGACGAGGGTGCCGAACCCACAGGGACGCCCCACCCCTATGTGGTGCTCAAGACGGACGCGAACCTTCTGAGCTGTACAAAGCGGGACTCGGCGTTCCACTCGGAAGTTATCAATTTGGATGCGCCTTCAAAGACTATTATATGTACCTACGGTCACCAGCCGCGACTGTTGGTCGGGCTACGCAAGAGGAGCGGGGCGGCATACGTGCGGACACTCTCTCCAGACGAGCTAAAACAGATACAGGGGTTTCCGGGAGACTATATTATCAAAGGAAAAGTGAGTGAAAAGATTACACAGATAGGTAACGCCGCCCCACCCCCTATGATTGAGGCTGTGGCTCGGGCTCTTCTGGCGGTTCAGCATTCATAAAGTCGTACACGCGGAGTTCACACCGTTTACGGTCTGGATGGGTAAAGTAGTCCGTGAGCTCCGCCCCTCCGCGCTGAGATATCATCGGCCGCGTGTAGTAGTAAACGCCGCGGCGGGTCACGTCCGCCTCCTTTATTCTCGAGTTATATTCTTTCGCCAATTCGTTTTGTCTTTGGACCAGCTCATCGATGAGTCTTTGCTGTTCCAAAGAGCACACGTCACCGCCTATATACAAGGTGGTCTTGTTGTATTTGGCCGCTGAATACACATAGATGAAGTCCTGCTTGATCCCTCCACTATTATAGAGTGGCGTGCTGTTATTGTCCGTAGATTTACATTCGAAATTGTAGACGACATGACACCCGAAGCGCACCAGAAAGTCGGGTCCTTTTTGGGTCCCGTTTGGCTGGCTCACAAAACTCATAGGCGGCAGGGTGTGCTTCTGTGTCTTGGAGTGCTCTCTTAGCCCGTGCTTTATGAATATGTCCTTCACGGCATCTTCATGTTTGGATATGTTGTGAACGGCACCCGAAGTCGCTGCATAGTTTTTGAAATAGGGCATATTGCGGAGGTCATCGAGTACTTCACGTTTAGACATTTTGGGTATGAGGCTGACCTGTCTCACCCTGACCCTCACAGGACACGAAAATTTGACACGTACCCAAAAAACGTGTCTTGCCCGCCCCAAGCCCTTAAGAACTACAACCTCTTCACCAACAATGGCTTCCGTACTCAGCATCCTCAACCGTCTCGAGGCGTCCCAGCCATCTGCAGCGACCCAGATCGCACAGGCGCTCATCGCCGTCTACACCGAGTCCGATGTGAGTCTCGAAACTCTCTTTGGGGTTCAGTCTGCCGATGTGAATACGGCTGGTTTGCTCTTACAGGCCGAGTACCGCGACCCGCACGTCATCGAGATGTTCCTGAATCATGGAGCGGACGTGAATGCGAAGGATAAGGGTTTCTCGGTCCTTGATATGGTCATTCAGGGTCACGATAGCTACTGGAGGGGCGAGTCACCCCACTGGAACGAGGAAGTCTTCAAGGTCCTGGCCAAGTACAACGTGAATCGGATCATCTCTCGAGTATGGATCATCGAGCAGTGCTGTGAAGGAGCCCCCAAGTATGTTCGAGACTTTCTAGGCATATGATATGTAATTTCGATCCAAAATACCCCAACCCTACCCGAAAACCGTGTCCCGTCCCTCCCAGACCCCCTTCGAGCTCAACCCCACCACCCTCTAAGCCCCATCACAACACAAAATGGCCTTCACGTACCGTCTCGTGCTTAACGACAAGCTCCTGCCCAGCTCGCAGATGCCTAGCCGCAACCCCATGTGGTACCGAGTCTGGTTGGCGGACGTCACGGGCCGTCTACCCCCTTCAGAGGGACTCGAGTGGCTCGCCGAATGGATGACCACCGCCCAGCCCGGTGATCGGGTCTACTTGTCCGAAGATCACTCCCGGAGTCGCCCCTTCGAAGCCTATTCCTTCATAGACTGTGACATGTAATCAAAGAAACTCAATTCTTTTTACAAAATCGATTCCAGGTGAAAGAATTATAATTCACTCGCGATACCCTTTTTGACCCTTTCGAGAAC